TTTTTTATGATGGCATTTGGTACCGTATTAAGTTTGTTTGTTGACATAATGTCATTTCCAAACTTCATTTTTAGATTGTTTACTACTTGTGCGCCTATTACTTTTTTATTCTCAGATGAGCTATAGAGTCCATACGCTCCTGAGGATAAGTTTGCAATGGTGCTTATATTTTTAAGAAGGGTTTGATTTGTTGCCTTATCATAAAGACGGACAAGGCGAACTGATAGCTTCGCCTTGTCGTAGACCGCATCTATCTGCCTTTCGTCCACAAACTCTGTGCCAACAGTAGATTGCTCTGAAAGCCATTCTTTGAATTTTTTCATTTGCATATATTTTATTTATATGCGTTTGATTAATTTTTAACTTGGTATTTGTATATTACCGGATGAGGCTACAACGATACCACTACCAAACTTACTATTATAGGCATTTTTTATTTCGTCCTCGGGCTCACCAAATCCAACAATATGCTCTTTTTTTATTGTTATCTTGGCATCTCTTGCGAATGGTGCATATGGCATCATTCCAACACCCTCCCTAGAAAGCCCAAATATCATAGGGTTCTTAAGGTGTACAAGGTTTCCATCATGCTCTGCTTGCGTGATGATGTCTTCCCCAGTAGTGATTTTTAAATATTCTATTTTCATTTCTTCTCCTAAAGGTTGAATTCAAGTCAATTTGTTGCATCAGATATCTGCTGTTTGCTGGTCATTAAATTGTAAGCTAGAATATGGTTTTTCCCAAATTATTTCATTTATGTTTATGGATATTTTTGACCATAACTAAATTAAATCATGGAAACAATAACAAAAGAATTTCATCAAGATGAACTTGGACAATTTAACTTTTTAGCTGAATTTGCAGCTAAAAACAAACCTAAAACAATACTTGAAATAGGCAGCGGATGGGGACTTTCAGCTTGTTCTTTTCTTCTCAATTGCGATGCAACTATAGTCACTATAGATCCACGCCAAGACTTACCAGACTTTGATCGTCGTGTAAAGATAGCTGGTGTTGAAAAAAGGATTACAAGAATAGTTGGTCGTTCTGGTAAAAACTGTGACAGTCCTCGGCACAAAAGTGAAAAATTCAACATTTTAGAAGGTATGTCTGAAAAGTTCGAACTTGTTTATATTGATGGAAGTCATGATTATGAACATGTTTTTTATGACTTGACTCATGCCTTGAGGCTTTCAAGCAGACACATCTTGATGGATGATTATTTTCATAAAGAAAATTATGGTGGTTCTTATGGGGTTTCAAAAGCCCTTTCTCAAATAGCCAAGGATAAAAAGTTTTCTTATATCGTACACCCTTTTGCCCATGGCATGGTGGAAATTTCAGTTTGTAAGACTACTTAACCTTTGCGGCCGTGTTTAAGATAATTTTGCATCTTGACAAGTCGGTAAAAGACCAATGATTTTTAAATGTGTGTGAAAGCAAAACTTCCGGGTAAAAGCACCTATAGGTTAACTCTGATGCACTATCATTTATCACAATTTTGATGTTGTGATTTGCTTGGTGTATGCGATGACCATCCATGTCCATTTTGCTATTGTGCTCTTGGAATTCATCTAATATATCTCCAACTTTATCGTATATTCCAGAAGCCAAGTCCATTGTTTTTGGCTTGCAATAATAGAAAATGTCTGACATGTAGTTTGAATGAGATCCATGACTTCTCTTGGGATACTCATAGTTGCAAGCGCTGCATCCGCTCAATGGACTGTTTGGGAATCTTTGGCCACGCATGTTGGCAAATATCATATTATTTGAAATATCTACTTCATCAAGAATAGACATGTTCATTAATGGGAACGCATCAGCACGCAATCTAAAGACAATGTCATATTTTTTCTTAGTTAAATTTTGGTATTGATTTCGTAACTGGTTTACAGCCTTGGCTGAATACAACTGCGACATGATGAACTTTGTGAAGTCATCTTTGGCAAGAAATGGCGATACGCCTCTGTTCATATAAGGTGAAACACCAGGAAACATCTTGCTTACAGAAAAATGGTCGAGCAAGCTGTCGTTGTTATCGACAAGCATAGACTTTGGCATGAGTGTTTCTGCTATGTCTTTGGAATCAACTATTGCACTTTCAGATTCATCAATCCACCTTTCTTTGGAACGACTTCCAGTCGTTGACCATGTGTGTATGAAGATGTCAACATTGGGGTTTTTTTCAACAAAGTCTTTCCACATATTGCGTCTAACTTCAAAGCTGCGAAAGTGACCATTGACTTGAAGGGCGATGCTATTTTTTTTAGGACTTTTAGATTTTAGTTTACCCTTCAATATATGCAAAGTTTCAACACATTGCAAAAACTCATGGAGAAGGCTTGTGTTGCTTTTTCTTTCCTTATGAAAAGCAATCTCCTTAGTTGTTGGAGACCTTGAGAAAATTTTTTCAAACATTTGAAAGACAAATTCTTCACTTGGTAGATTGATGTCAAAATCTTTATCGAAATTTCTATTTATTTTCATGGGTGTTATTTGTTTCATTTTGATTTTAGCCATTGTTTAAATAGTAAGAATCAATAAATAAAAAACCCACTTAGCTTAACACTAAGTGGGTTTTTATTTTTTATTCTAAAACTTTATTTTAGTTTAACAATAGAGTGTAAAAATTAAATAATAAAGTTAGCAATCGACATCCTTGCGTAGAACTTCGCACCTTCACGGAGAAGTTTCTTCCCGTACCTGGTCAAAATACCTTTGCGTGGGCAGAAGGATTCTGGATCAAGAACGACAGGAGTCTGAGTAAGAGGAACATAAGGGCAGTAGAAATATCCTGAGTCAAGATATGAATCGCCTTTATAGCCCATAAGGATCTGATTGCTTTGGAACAATGGATCTTTATATAATCTCCAACGATTGTTCACAGTTCCGACATACTGGATGCCAAGGGAGCTAGTGAATGTTTCGCTAGGAGCTGGAGCGAAACCAGCGGTTGCGGTTTCGAAGATCGAAGCAACTTCAGGAGATGTAACGATGAAGTTAGCACCACCACGAAGAGTCTTACGATGAATAACGGAGGAAATTTCAACGATCTTCACATACAAGGATTCATATTTTTCCTTAATCGTATCACCGAGGCTGGTGTTAAAATCCCAAGCAGTTACAGTACCAGCGTTTGCACGAAGGTCCTGAAGAACTTCACGGTCGATTTCAAGGTTGATTTCTTGTGCCAACACAGCAGTCAACTCAGCTTCAGCATCAAGATTGTGCTGGGATCGGAGATCTTGTTGAGCTTCGTAAGACCATACAGCCTTCAACTTGCGGGTTTTGGCAGTAATGTCTTCTGATTCAACAACAAGGTTGATTTCGGGAAGGTCTTGGTTGCATTCGAGGTTGGACTCGTAGCTTGCAACGATATGGTTTGCACCTGGATCGCTGTTCCAAGTCAAGGTGATAACACCATTGGTTAGGCCAATAGTTCCAGCAGTTGCTTTTGGGCTTGGGGTACCGATATCAACTAGGTTGAATACACCTGACGCAGAAATGTTGAATGTTTGAATAGCACCAACAGAATCATCATAGATGGTTCCAGTTACGGTTCCGGCCAAGATTGGGGTGCGTTCAAGAGTAAAGGTTGAGGTAACATCGCCGCCTGCATCTGTATGATTCTCGTTCTGTACGAACTGGTGAGAATAGAAGATGTCAAGGTTTGCTGTACCATCAGCCCTCTGCATTAAGCTGTTTGCATCATCCCCTGGGAATCCACTGTTATTATCAGCACCACGGGTTGCACCCTTGTTGGAGCTATAGCGGAAGCGGAGATAGTAAACAAGGCCGGTTGGTCCAAGCAAAGGCTGGACTGATACGATCTTATTTGCAATCAATTGTGGATAAATACGGCGTACCAATGGGATACTGATTCGCTTGAATTGCGAGATATCAGCAGTGTCGGTGGACACTTCATTGATGAGCCTTTGGTTTTCGAGAAGAACTGCGGTGGCAGCACGAGTATAACGGTCTTCGATACCTTCGAGGAGACCAGTTCTTGCCCAGCGTCCTTCTAACTCTTTTGCTTCATTAAGAAAGCGTGCGTTAGCGTTCATATTTCTGTTTACCTTTCAGTTAGAAAAATCTTTATTGAACCTTCTTGATACCCGAAAGAACCAAGATTTGGTCCAATTCTGGATTGTTGGTGGCGCTGCCATTTTCCGAAATGACAACCCCATTGTCCACAACCTTGTGTCCTCGCCCCGTTACATTCATTCCTTTTGCAGCTCTTTCATTCTGTTCTGTGATCACTTCAGATCTCTTTCTGGAATCAACCGCCCTTTTTTGCTCTGTGATCAAATCTTTAGCTTGGCGGAAACCTTCGTTTAGTTTTGTATTTTCAGTAGAAAGCCTGATGTTTCTGGCTTCCATGATTCGTAGTTGACCCTTGATATCATCAATTTGCTTAGTTGCTTCTTCCATTTTGGATGAAGACACAGCATTGATTTCGTCATCAGACATATATTGGCTAGCGAGGTCAACGATCTTGTCCAAGACGACCTTGTGTTCTGCAAGGCGTGGGTCGCTGACAATGTCTTTACGAGCTTGTTCGTAGATTTCTTGACCTTTAACTTGGAGGAATTGGTCAACCTTGTCAACAATGTATTCCTTCATCTCGTTAAGCTTCTTGTCGTACTCTTCATAGAGTTCAACTTCCACGGAGCTGTTTTTTGCCCTTTCGGACTTCAGCATCTGGTAAGCTTCTTCATATCCTTCTTCAATTGCCGACTTGTACTCATCACCTTGAATGTCAAGACGATTGCGTAAGTCTGCGATGATTGAATATGCTTCTTCATAGCCTTTTTCAGCTACTCGTTCTGCTTTCTTCATTTCGCCCGAAAGCTCGGTATAAGCTTCTTCAAGCTTTTCATTGTATTCCTTTTCAAAATCGATCTTGGCACTCTCGAGCATCTCATTGATGGCCGAGGATACTTCTTTTACATCGGATTCTGGCAGGAGCTTCTTGATTGCTTCCATTATTTTACTCATTAGCCTAACCTCACTTTGCTAGTGTTTCGTTTTAAGAAATAATCAAACAATTTTGCTTTTAATGCTTTTTGTTTGATCCTCGATAATCCCACCTAAGCAAGCAATTAACGCTTCTTTGTTAACTCTATGTATGCTTCTGCCTTCATTTTTGACAGTAGTTTCCATGGAATTATTTACAGGAGCGTAACTTTCACGCTTGCCTACAACCTTCTCCTGGAAGGCGGCGTGTGTACTTGGATCGGCAACTGCGTCAAATGTTAAGAGCTTATAGCTTTCTCCAATGACTAAGATGCCGTTCTCATTTACCTTGCCGTTGCCTACGCCACGGCTAGATATACCAACCCTAACCCCATCATTTATAAGAGCTTTAAGAATCCTTCCATGTGGGGTATTTAAAATCTCGCCTTCACCCATGAGATTGTTTCCGTCCCACCACAGTTTTGTGATGACATGGCTAGCTTTCTCAAAATGGATGATTGAATCGGTAGGATGGTCAAGCTCTCCCACAAGACCTCTAGATTCAATTACTGAAACAAGTTTTTTTACATTTTCATCGAGGACTGAATATGGATACATCCTCTTGTTTTTGTTAACTGCTTCTGCTTCTTGGAACTTTCCTTTGAATTTTGTGAGGCCACGGTCTGTAGCCTCATTTAAATCAAGCATAAAGCCACCATTGCAGCAAGAATCGACAAGTAGCATCTTGTTATCGCTCATGATTCTCCTTATTCAACTGGTTTGGCAAATCGTGCCTTGGGATGGAGTGGGTTCTGTAGGTTTGGCCAAGTGTCGTTGGATTGGAATGTACCAATCTCATCTTCGTCCTTGTCCACGCCCTTTTCGCCCTTCATGGTGAATTTAAATGGATCGGGAACATATGGGTTCGAAAGTGATGGCCATGTATGGTCACTTCCATCGTTCCCAAGTGCGTTGTGTGCCATTTCTTCTTCACCGCCGAAATCCTTTCCGTCACTCACTGGCGCCCGATTCACGCCATATTCGTCCCTACCATTAAATTTGGATGGAACAGCATCGTTTTGCTTTGCGTTCCATGCTGTGTGGGGGTGATCGCCATTAACAGATGTATGTACATCTTGGTCTTTCCATTCGCCGGAGTATTCGAGGTTTGCTTCAGCGAAATCGCTGATGTACTCGGCAATGGATTCGGCAATTTCGAGATTTGGTTCTTCAGTCTTGCTGAGTACCGCTTCGCATTCTGACATCATGCTTGCTGTTTCGGTCTTTACAACTTCGTCGCCAATATCGATGGCAACCTTGTGCATTTCAAATAAAGCCTTGTAAAGATCTGAGAAAACTTGCATGTTGATTTGTTCACTTTCATCAAGGTTTCTGTAGAACTTCCTTACGACTTGCTGAAATTCTTTATAGGAGTCCTTGCAGTCTCTGCATTCTGCCGTGATGTCACCTTTTTCTCCAGCTGCCACAGCAATTTTCCTCACCCTATCGGTGTAGGCGCTGTGTGCGGTTCGCAAGATTGCTTCAGCAATAAAACTACAAGTGTTATCATCGTAATTTCTAAGATTTGCTGTTTCAAAAGCTTCTCCAACCATGGAGGTCAGCTCGCCTTGAGTCAAGTAGATAACTTGCGGGAACCTACTTACCATGTTTTCGAGAGCTTCTTCAAGAGCTGAGTTGTTAGAGGTGTTGTTGTACCTCTTTAGCTCGGCAATAGCTTTTACAAAAGTTTGATCTTCGTTCATTGTTTTGGCATTGCCACGCAGAACCTTGAGATCTGTATCAAGGGTTTTCCATTGGAAGGAAAGAACCTTGCCTTCATTTCTTTTCTGCATGTTTGGGATTGCAACGGAAACGATGTTTCCATTTGCATCAGGCTGTACAACTGATTCAGAGATCATTGGGCCATAAGTCTTGTATTCTACATAGCCAAAAACATTTTCTGCAAGATTGTACCACTCCTTCATGTTTTTTACTGCACGGACATAAGTGCGCCAGCGTGGGTTTTTAGATGAACCGAGTTTCTTGGCTGCGGTCTTTCTTTTTCTTGCGAGTTCAGTTTTTTTGCCAATGGAAATCTTCTTCTGGCTCATCCTTCTATTGCGAACACGCTTTGCAACAAGACTTCTTGATTGTTTCTTGTGGAAAAGCTTGCTTCTCTTGCCAGTTGGCTTGGAGACAGAAATTTTGAATTTCATAGCTTCATTGATTTGACGCCTTACGGAAGGCATGGAGAAATATTCATCGAACTTATCATCTGCATGTTCATCCTTACCCTCAATGATTGCATCAACCATCTCAGAGATCGCCTTGCGAGCAGCCTTTTTGGATGTTTCTTCGTCAATGACTAATTCTTGGATTTTTTCAAAAATAACTTTGTCATCTTCTAGTTTGTATATCGCATGGATGTAATTGTCATCCGAGGTCTTGTAGGTGGCGTCATTTTCGCCAAAACAATGTAACTCAACATCAACGCCTAGCGTTTTGCTGAGCAAATCCTCAGCAAGGATGAGTTCTTCCTCAATCTTGCTGATAGAGTTTTCTTGTAGATTCTTGAATGCTTCGAAAGATATCAATTTTCTTTTCATGTCTATCAACTCCCTGTGCCTGTAGGTTATGATTTATCTAGCACGATGCATGCCATCATTTCGTTATATATTGCAAAGCCCAAATATTTTTGTTGAAAAATAAGGATTTTGCTCAATTGTGACTAGCGTAAAATTACTCATATCACATATATAAGTGTGTTTATTTAAATAAAGGGGATTGAAAATGCGTACATTTAGCGAATATGTTGAAAGCATCGCCACGGATGTCTTTGGAACTTTAGGCGGCGAAGGTATGAATCGTGGAAAGGCTGATGTTTTAGGTCATGTGATGGCAGCTATTCGAAGAGCAATAATCAACCATCCAGATTTCGCACAGAAACTAGCTAATTTTGTTCTTAAAGATAGTGAGGCGCAACTTGAACTTGGTGAGGAGCTAGGCAATTTGAATGCTTCAGAACTTGCTGGTGAAATTAGGCGATCTGCCAAATCTGGTAAGTTTTCTAAGTCTGAGCCAGAAGCAGTAACTCCAAATTCTTCTGACACGCCTTTTGAAGTTTCATAAAATTAAAACCAATATTTTTTAGCTGATTCAAGGCTGTCTTGGGTGATTGCGTATCCACTGCAATCAAACAAGACAGCATCAATCTTGCATTTTGGACAAAGTGCAGTCTTGTCTCCATCCGTGTATTCTACAACTTCATTTGCTTCAAAAATTGATGCGCAATGGTAACACCCCGCAATCTTGGATGATTTTTGCAACGGTTTGTTGTGAAAAGCAAAGTGTGCTATTTGTGAAACACTCATTTTAATTCATCGTGCTGT